GCGTCAATGTGGTTTATGAGAACTACGCCCGGGATTTTTGATATTGACACGCAGTACGAACTGATACCCGGAACGTTCAGCCCGCCCAGGTATGATTGGACTAGCTACAAAGAAATATTTACAGACATGTCTGCCTTGGATAATATAAATGACAGCGCGACTCCACATTTAATGCTGCTGGGTAATTACGACCGCATGGACAATTTGCCCTCCGGTTTGAATCTTTTCCTGCTGTGGCTGCCTGTTACCGCGGGCGTGGACCGAGAATATGTAAGATATTACTGGGACAACGGCTATTTGCCTCCTGTTATAGCAAATTACAGTGACAAAAAAAAGGATCCAGCGCTGTGGAACTGCGGTGAGTGGTTCCCGAATCCGAAAGAGAGCAGGATTTTCCTCCGCAGGGTTGAGCAGCCTGTTACGACAAAAGATTACACATACATTTATCGGATGCTCATTCCGTCAATGAGCACCCCGAAAGCCGGGACAGTATATGAATCAGGCTCCGAGGCCTATATGAGTCTGCTGGACAACTCTCTGACTTACGGGATCCGGCTGGCATGATTTATTCACTGTCTGAGATTTGCGCGTCCGGCGGCCAGATGCCCGTCATAACGCTCACCTTTGAAAACGCAAGGGCGGGCGTTTACAGGTACGTGCTGGGCTATACAGATGTAACCATCAATAAAAACACGTATGCCGCCGCGGCTTTTACGATTCAGCTGCCGGAGCGGTCCGATTCCGGGTTTAGCGATTTGTCATTTGCTATCTGCAACGTGAGCGGGGAAGCGTATGAGATGACCAAAAAAGCCATTGCATCCCTGGCGCCGACATATTTAACGTTGCAGGAATGGGCGCCTGATGATTACAGCCTGATGCAGTCTCTTAAACTCACCGTCACAGACGCGAAAATCACTACTGAGCAAGCTACATTTGTAGCGTCTTTCTGCGATATGCTCAACACGGCATTTCCGCGCTTGAGATATACCGATAAAAACGCGCCGGGGCTGAAGTACATAGCATGAGCTGGATAGACAAATATAATTTCATCAGACACACACCCGGCGGCCGTGTCTCAGACACACACCCGGCGGCCGTGTGTTTCCGGAGCTTGACTGCTGGGGGCTGGTGCGGTGCATTCTTGAGGAACGGAAAGGGATAAAGCTGCCGGAATTCTGTGATTTTTCGCAAAAAACCATGGGAGATCCCGCCTCCGGAATGATTGCACAGCATGTTTTTCAGGAAATACCCGCCCCGGAAGACTATTGCGTTATCTGTTACTACCGCCATGGCATTCTGTTTCATGTCGGTATTTTCCTGCATGGTGATATACTGCACACTACAAACCGGCACGGATTCCGCAGGCAGCCGCTTGAGTCATTTTATCCGCAGTGTGTGAGGAGGTTTTACAGATATGCAGCTCAGGATATACACCCGGCAGTGTCTGATATGGCCGATTGAGCAGATAAACATTCCGGATTTTTCCGGCACTGTTAAGGATCTTTTAGCCCGTGAAGTGCGGGAGTTCGCGCCTGATAAGCTATCCGTATCTATCTATACAGACGGCAGAAAGGCCTCGTGGGATACGCCGCTGTCCGGTGTTGAGGAACTGAAAATCATTGTAGAGCCTCAGGGCGTTGAGGCCGCGTTTGCTATTGTTGCGGCTATTGTGGCCGTTGCTTCGGTAGCCTACAGCTTGTATATGATGAACAGGCTGAAGGCTGATAACCCGGCAAAGACTTCAGACACATCAACTATTTACGATGTAAACGCCCAGGGTAACAAGGTCAGATTGCAGCAGGTTGTCCCGGAGAATTTTGGCTTGATCAAGCATTTCCCGGACTATCTTGCGGATAAGCATACTTTTTACAGGCGCAATAAAAAATATATAGATATGATTTTGTGCCAGGGCGCCGGATGGTACGACTATAAATCTGATGGTTCCGATATCTATATCGGAAACACCCCGTTTTCAGGTTATAGCGGCAGTGATGTGCGGTATCAGGTGTTTGATCCCGGGGCTGATGTATCAGCTAATGGGATTGAGCAAGGAATGCACAAATGCTGGTACAGCAGTACCGAGGTCACATCATCAGGCAAAACCTTAGATCCATTTGGCAATGTTGCTCCCGGTGAATCGGGCGGTTATGTCGTATATACCGGCGGAAAAGCCATTGCAAACTACAAAGACGGCGGCCTGTCCTGGCATATCATGCCAAAAAGCTTTTGCGGTGTTTATTGGCAATATGTCGGATATAGGCCTTCTGTAACCACGGGCGGCAGCCAGGCGTTTATACTCGCAGCTGCGAATCTCGGCGTCAAAGCAGGGGATTACATCAGGATCACAAACGCGGATTATGTCAGGCGGTGGGCTGATGATGCTGATGCTGATGCCGTGCTTTTGGATTCCGGAAATGTGCGGATTACCTGGACGGGCACATGGTCAGATCTGGCATGCATAGCGGATACATCTGTAAATGTAACGATCTGGAAATGGGAAAAAATTATAAGCGGCTATGGCCATGGTCCTGTATATCAGACTTATACCGGCACGGTTTCAGGCGAGTGCGATGTAATATCCTACTCTGCCGCTGACGGGAAAATTACTGTTGAATTATCAGGATTAACTCTGCCGGAAGTTACGGGCAAGCCGGAGCCGGGAACATATCCAGCTGATGCCGGCAGCGGTTATACAGTCACGATTAGACAGGCATTATCTGATTCCGTTATTGACCCACTGACGGGTGAGAAACGCCTGTCAGATAATGGCACGTACGAGATTACCGAGGTGGGGAGTACTCCTGTAGAAGGGAATCCCGGGCACCCACTGGCCGGTGGACAGACGGAAGGAGGTCAAGGGACAGAATCCGCCCCGGTCTATACAGTCAAACGCATTGATCCTGATACTGATAAGGAGATCCCGTGGTCGGGCTTTTGGGGGGCGGATCAGTGGGTTGACGGTGTAGCGGATGATGCTCTCACTGTCTCATACCAGGAGGACGCGGACGCTGCCGAAGCGAAAGAATACGCAGGCCCTTACCGCGCATGCCCGATTGGTGCAAGCGCCTCGGAGTATGAGGTTGATATCGATTTTCCCGCCGGGCTCGGGTATCTTAATGGAAGCGGCAAATATGATGAAAGAACCGTAACATTGTCAATAGAATGGCGCAAGGTAGGAACATCAGCCTGGACGGCGTATGAATACACCAAAACAGCGGGCACGGGGGATGAACTTGCGGAAACTGTCACATTTACATTTGACGCGGGCGCGTATGAGTGCCGCATAA